ATGCGTAGTATGAAGCAAAGTCCAATAACCACGGATCAAGGAACTCACATTGTGTATATAAATCAAGTGGATTTTTTGTAATAGGAGAACCAGTCATAATTCTTTTATACTTAGCGTTTACTCCCATCTTAATAATATTTTTAGTACGTCTAGCTGTAGGAGTTTTGATTGTAGTAGACTCATCAATGGCCATTAAAGTTTTGTGTGAGTTAATAAATTTACTTGCAAACTTCACACCTTTTTCTGTAGACAACGCTTCAACATTCATAACTAAAATATGTAGTGCACTATCTATTTCAAACAATGAATCTAATTTTTCTTGTTGTCCTTTTGTAATATTAGCTTGCCACAATACAGACACATTCTCTATATGATCTGCTAAGTGTGTAGGTAATTCTTGTTCGTACCAAGTTTTAACAACACCTTTTGGTGCAATAATTAAAGCACCATCAATCTTGCCTTTGTCATATAACATAGCAACATTATCTATTAATACTTTTGTTTTACCTGTACCCATTTCCATAAAGTAGGCAAAGTTTTCTTTGTTCCACGATTTTTCCAATGCAGTTAATTGATGTGCATAGGGTTTAGTTTTAAATTTATAATTCATTTTATTTTTCTTCTTTCTAGTTGACATTAATATAAACATGTTTATATTGTTTGTCAATGTCAGAAAGAATAGTTTATGTAATACAAGAAATTCCTGGAACTCAATCAGGCAATCCTAAAATAAATATTATGGGTGCGTCTAGATATGGTGAGTTTAAATTTTTATTACCGGAATTTTCTCAAATGATTTTTTCTCCTGGTCCATTAATTTTTAAATTAAGAAAAGGTTTAAAAGATTTTAAGATCGGAGATTATTTATTATTAACAGGTGATCCTGCAATCATTGGTGTTGCATGTTCTATTGTATCTGATATTACAAACGGTAAATACAATGTATTGAAGTGGGATAAACAAGAAAGAAAATATTATCCTATTGAGATTAATCTATACGAGAAAGGAGAAATAGATGACAATTAATTTTGAACAAGATCAACAAGATGCAATGAAGAAAACTGAAAACATTCAGTCTCTTGCAGATCAAGTAGAAATGTTAGAGGGCTTACATAAAAGAATAGAGACAAGTGAGAACAACATTAAAGATTTAAAAAAAGAATACCAACGCATATCAGGTGAGGTTATACCCACTATGATGAGTGAGATGGGTTTAGCAGAATTAAAACTTCAAGATGGATCACATCTTAAAGTTTCAACGTCGTATCGTGCTACTATTACAGAAGCAAATAAAGAAGCGGCGTTTAACTGGCTTCGGGACAATGGACTAGGTGATATTATTAAGAACGAGATCTTGGTATCATTTGGTCGTAACGAGGATAACAAGGCAGCAACTTATGCTGAACTTGCGAAGGGTCAAGGGTTTCAACCGACACAAAAGATGAAGGTTGAGCCCATGACTCTGAAAGCGCTAGTCCGTGAGCGTATTGAGGCAGGTCAAGAAATGCCAACGGAAATCTTTGGGATATTCTCAGAGAATAAAACAACTATAAAAAGGAACAAGTAACATGAACGATGTAACAACTAAAAAAGAAGGAGCATTAGCAACATTTGATATGGAAGCAGATGCACAACAAAGCACTCAAAATATATCGCAAGACGATCTTGCGTTACCCTTCTTAAAAATTTTGGGACAACTATCTCCAGAGGTAAACAAAAGAGATGGTAAGTATGTCGAAGGCGCAGAGCCCGGCAAAATAATAAATACTGTCACTAATGAACTGTTTGACTCTTTAAATGTCGTACCAGTTTTTTATAAAAGACAGTATGTTGAATGGCAAGATAGAGGTACCAGTACCGGTGCACCTGTTGCAATTCATGATGCAGATAGTGATATCGTTAGTCAAACGACTAGAGATAAATCATACAAAGATAGATTGCCAAATGGTAACTATCTTGAAAATACTGCAAACCACTTCGTGCTAACTCTTGGAGCGAGCCCAGAAAATGTAGAACATGCATTAATTTCTATGAAGTCTACTCAATTAAAAGTAAGTAGAAAATGGAACTCAATGATGATGGGTATCAAGATGCAAGGTAAAAATGGTTTGTTTACTCCGCCAACATACAGCCACATTTATAAACTATCTACTGTTCAAATGTCTAACGACAAAGGAACATGGTTTGGTTGGGATGTGTCAAAAGCTGGCCCTGTTGAAAATAAAGGAATTTATGACATGGCTAAAACTTTTGCAGCGTCTGTAAATAAAGGCGAAGTAGAAGCTAAACCTGAAACCAAAGAAGCTAAAAAAGAATTTAGTTTATAATTTCCTGCAGGATGGGCGGAGAAGCGAGAGTGGATACCGCCCACTCTAAATTAATAAAGAATATAAAATGAATAAAGGACCTATAAATTATATAGATTGGTTAGAGATGGGAAGGGTTATTATACCTTGTCTCAAGGGTACTCCTAAAGTAAAGAAGTACACCGACCCAGATTTTAAAATAGAGAAAGATATATGGAACAGGGATCACGAAACAGCAGAGATAGCATTAAGATTAGACCATGATGTTGATTTAGATATAGACAACGAATTTGTAAAAAGATTTCTTCCTTATTACATTAAAGATTGTGGTGCAATTTTTGGAAGAGAAGGTAATCCAACAAGTCATTATCTTTGGACAAACAGAAACCAGATTCCATTTAAACAATTTAATTTACCAGATGAATTTGAAAAAGATTTTAAAGATTTTCCACATGGTTCAATGATATGCGAACTACGTACTGAGAAAAAAAGATACACTATAGTTCCAGGTTCTTTACACAGTAAATCAAAAACAAATGTAAGATGGGAAAAATTTGAAGAGATAAGAGAGTATCAAGGAAACTTATCTATAGATGTAGGTAAAGTTGCTTTATCTTCGGCACTTACAATTATATATCCTAGCACAGGAGCTAGAGATGATTATTGCACTGCGATTGCAGGAATTTTAGTTAAAAATTCAGACTGGACGGACGATGAAATAGATAATTTTGTATCTCGGATCGCGGAACACGCAGATGATGAGGACTTAGCAAAAAGATTAAAAAAAGGAACTTCAAGCAGAAGAACTGCTAGAAAATTTGGAATAAATAAAATCCATGAAATCACAGGTTATAGTCATAAAAACTTAACAACTTTATTTAATTGGATAGGTCTATTTAAAGATGCATCTTTACAGGTATCAAAAGACACTATTGAAAAAATAGAAGAGTATGGAGCAAACAGATATTATGTACATTTAAATGTACCACAAAAAAATGTAGACGGAGTTGGTTTAAAAACAGTTAAGCAAAAAATTTGGATTGATGGTGAATCACTTATGAAACTAGATAAGTTTTGTGACATTGCCATGAGTCAAGCAAAGGTATGGATACCTAAAATGTCAGCAAAAGAATTTGAAGAAATAATGATGGCTAAATTTTACAACAGAGAACAGTCAAAAGAATATGTAAAAGAAGCAGAAGAAGACTCTCGATTTAAAATGTTTTTCTTAGATTATTTAGATACGAAAGGTGTTTATACGGATAAGGAACAGTTAGCTGTTTATAAATTACCTTATTATAATCAAGAAAAGAAACGAATAGAATTTGATTTAAACAATTTTGAAAAAGAATTAATGAAAAATAGAGTAAATTTAAAAAGACAAGATCTTGTTCATAAAGTTCAAACTATTTTAAAAGGTGAAAAAGATAAAGGCAAATACAAAAATAAATCTTGTGTTGCTTGGGTAATAAACGGAGAAGAAGTAGAAGATAATAAATTAATATGGGAAGGAGAATCTGTCTATATTGGAGACAGTGCAGGTGATGAATAGTTTAAAGATTCCAGAATTTATTCCAGGTCCTCCTGGTACAGGTAAAACTCACAAATGGTTAAAAAACAAATATGCTGGTTTTTTAAAACAATATCCTTGGGATAGAATTGTAATTTTATCTCACACAAACACAGCAGCTGATGAAATTGTAAAAGCTGTAAACAAATTACCAGAACTGGAGAATATACCAGACACAAACTTGCAGGAACAAATATGTACAATTCACTCTTATTTTAAAGGAGAATATTTAAGTATAAAAAAATATGAGCGCGAAGATCACAAAGCTTTTTGCAAAGATAATTCAGGAATGAATATTGTAAAAAAAAATATTCCTTGGGATAAACATCCTCTTTATGAGTTTATTTCTCACGCTCATGGTAAGGGTTATGACTTAAATTCTGAAGAAGAACTTGAAAAGTATTGGGCTCTTTGTGATAGACCTCGTTATTACCCTCTACGTCTTCAAGGACCAGGTGGACTTTTAAAGTTAAAAGAAAAATATGATGCATACAGAGATAATCCAGAACATAGGAGAATATCTTTTGTAGACATGATAGATAATTTTAGATTTAATGCGGCTATACCTACTGATATAGATATTTTGATAGTAGATGAAGCTCAAGACTGTAGTAAACCTCAGATAGCTGCTCTACAAAAAGCAGCCACACATGCAAAAAGATTTATTTTTATAGGTGATGCTGATCAGACTATTCACGAATATGCAGGATCAGACCCTGAATATTTTTATCAATTAGCTAACACAGAACAAGCAAAGGCTAATGAACTTACCGAAGGTTTAAGATGCGGTCAAACGATTAATAAAATATGTAGAAACATTATTGCACCTGTATGGGAAGCCAAAGGTAAGCTTTCAGAAAGAACTTGGACTCCAACTAGTGATATTGGAAAATCATATTATATACCTGGATTAAATCAAAAGTGTAAGGCAAAAGATGTTTTGATTAATAAAATTTTAAATACAGATGAAACATTTTTATTTACCTATAGAGGTAAACCTACTCATGAACATATAAATGAATTTCTTCAGAATAATGGAATAGATTATAAAATGGTATCAGGTAGTGCTCATGTGTCTAGAGAACATTTTAGTTGTTTTAAAAATTGGAAAACTTTTATGAATGATAAAGTTTCTAAACAACAGATAAAAGAATACTGGAAGTTAATGGGATCAAAAGTAAAAGTTAATGGTCAAGGTGATGTCGATAAACTTAAACCTTTAATTGATAGAGATTATAATGTTCAGGAACTTATAGATGCAGGTTATTTAAAACCAGAAGTGAAACAGTTTGAAAGACTTTCTCAACTTTTAAATCATGAAGCTCTTTCTAAAAATGAAAAATTAATTGATAAAATACCTTACATCAATCATGTACTAGCTAACGGTATGGACACAACTAAAAAACCAAGAGTTCAACACGATACAATACATAAAGTAAAAGGACTAACTTTTGATAATGTAATAGTAGATTTATCAACATACCATCCAGAAACTAAAGGATTTGAAGCAACAAGACTAGCTTATGTTGCTTATAGTAGAGGGAGAATAGATTGTTGGACTATAGGATCTTCTGCTCCTTATTCTTTAGCAAAAATACAACAAAATTGGAGAGAAATTTTAGAACTTTAAAAGGAGAAAACATGACAGACAAAAGTATATTTAAAGGAATGGGTTATAAATCACTAGACAAGCAGCATGGCGGGAGTCACTATAAAAAATTTACGATACAACCCGCAGAGTTTATAAATGAAAATAAATTTTTATTTGCAGAAGGAAACGCTATAAAGTATATTTGTAGACATTCTATGAAAGGAAAAGAAGAAGACATTAAGAAAGCAATACACTATTTAGAAATGATATTAGAAAGGGATTACAATGTGTAAACATCCAATTGATCTAGACTTAGAAGGTGTAGATACAGTAGCTATTGATATAGAAACTTACGATCCAAA